GTCTCGGCGAGTACACCACCAGCTATGGCGTTTTTGATGTTGAAACAGGAGTATTGAACGGACCATCTGCATTCGATGCAAGCGGAATGTTTGCATTTATGTTTAAAAGAGCGGCAAAATTTTTTGATATTGTCACGTTCAAACCCAGTGGCACAGCTGGATACGCTGTTAAACACAGCCTTGGGGTGGTGCCTGAATTGATAATTCATAAAGCTAGGGGTGGCCCTCAGTGGCACATTTATGCGGAGCCTGCCGGCAACACAAAAGCAATCCAATTCAATACCGACTGGCTTACTAGCAGCAGTTATTGGAACAACACAAGCCCGACCGCCACTCAATATACGCTTGGCGATAGTGTTCAGACCAATAATTATCTTAGCAATTATGTTTCATACCTTTTCGCAAGCCTTGATGGCGTATCAAAAATTGGATCGTATTCCGGTACTGGCAACGACGTAGATGTTGATTGTGGGTTTACCGCTGGCGCTCGTTTCGTCATGATCAGGCGTCTTGACGGGTCTGGGCATTTTTACGTTTGGGACTCGGCTCGAGGCATCGCAACGGGCAATGATCCCTTTACCCGCTTCAACCTGAGGAACTTGGAAACCACGAACACCGACTACATTGATCCTCTCAGTTCTGGCTTTACAGTGACTTCATCAGCAACTGATGATTTGAACGCCAGTGGCGGGTCCTATCTGTTCTTTGCTATCGCCTGATCACCATGGAAATCCGTAATCGCGAAACTGGCGCTGTCATCACGATTGATGAATTCAGGGCCGAGCACTCACGCACTAGCTTCCCGAAGAAGATCACTGCTCAAATCCTTGACGGCTATGGCTATGACGTCATTTTCAATGGCCCCGAAGCCGAAGTGTCTGGGCCATATCAGTACAGCCAACGAGACGGAATTCAAGAGATTGGCGGGCGATGGTTCACGAAATTTGTTGCAGCACCAACCTTCACGGCAACTGCCGAGAAAACAGCTGCAGAGCAAGAGGCTGAGTATCGCGCTGAAATTGACGCAAAGTATTCGGTGCGTGCTCGCAAAGAGCGTGACAGCCGGCTTGCCGCTTCCGATTGGGCTGTAATGCCTGACAGCCCTTTGACGACCGAGAAGAAGAAAGAGTGGAAGGCTTATCGTCAATCCTTAAGAGACATCAGTTCAGCAGAGGGCTTTCCTCATACGATGGAATGGCCTGCTAAGCCTGATTGATGACTTTTGTAATTGGAGTCGCAACTGGCGTTTTGCTCGTAATGGGTTGGGCCTTGCTGTCCATGGCCGCAGAGTAGGCCGTTGTTTTCGCTAAAGAAGATCCGCTAAAGTGACGCTATTGGGGTGAACTTATGGCCGTTCAGCCTGGCACGTACAACATATCGCTCCAGCGAAGGGCTGATTACAGCCTTTTGCTGCAATTTAAGGACGGCAACGATGCCGTCATTGACTTGACTGGCTATACCGCATACGCCCAGGCTTGGAATGGAGGGCGCACTACTAAATATGCAGACTTTGGCATTGCTTACACGAATCGAACGAACGGTGAAATCACGATCAGCTTGACAGACACTCAAACTGCTGGCTTTCCGGACAAGCTGAATTACGACGTAATGCTCGAGAACGCAGGCGGCAGCAGAGAGTATTACCTAGAGGGAGTTATTACTGTTAGCCAGGGATACACGGCGCCATGACCACGGTCAATGTCACAACGACCAAGAACACTGTCACGGTCACAGAGGATGGCTCTTCGACTGTCGTTCAAACTCCAGTCACAACAGTTGTAAAGGCCACTTTCCCGGTGCCCTATTTCAACATAGATGATTCCGCTAAAGTGGACAAAAGCATCGTCTATTACGACGCCGCCACAGGTCAGTTTAGGGCTGACAACGATCAAACGGTCACCACGCTTACCGACGGAGGCAACTTCTAGCCATGGCCAACACTCTTCGTATTAAGCGTCGCGCTTCCGGTGGTTCTACTGGAGCTCCAAGCAGCCTTGAAAATGCAGAACTCGCATACAACGAGTCAGATGCCGGCAATGGCATTTTGTATTACGGCTTTGGCACTGGCGGCGTTGGCGGCAGTGCAACCAGTGTTGTCGCTATTGGCGGTGATGGTGCTTTTGCCAATCTGACTGGCGCACAAACCATTTCGGGAAATAAAACCTTTACTGGAACGGTTGACCTTAGTGGCGCAACGCTTTCCGGTAATACAACTTTCACCAATAACCTGACAGTTTCAGGGAACCTGACTGTTAGCGGGACAACGACCACGGTCAATTCCACCACGGTGACGGTGGATGACAAGAATATTGAGCTTGGCTCTGTCGCTTCGCCAAGTGACACTACTGCCGATGGCGGTGGCATCACTCTGAAAGGAGCAACCGACAAGACAATTACTTACAACAATTCAAATACTCAATGGCGATCTTCTGAGCACTTCCATATCCCTAGTACTAAAAACTACTTTGTTGGCAACGACGCTGTTATTGGCGCAGGCTACCTTGGATCTAGCGTTGTAACTTCAAGCCTGACCAGTGTTGGCACGATTGCAACTGGTGTTTGGAACGGCACCGCGATTGGTCGTGCTTACGGTGGCACCGGAGTAACCACTGCTCCAAGTAATGGCCAATTGCTTATCGGCAATGGCACTGATTACACGCTTTCAACACTGACCGCCGGCAGCAACATAACGATTACTGAGGCCTCTGGCTCAATCACGATTGCATCAAGTGGCGGCGCAAGTGTTGCGGCTGGAGACGGCATTGATGTCTCTGGTTCAACCGTAAGTGCAGATCTCAAGGCTAATGGTGGCCTTGTAATTGAATCGACTGAGATTGCGGTTGATCTTGGAGCGTCTTCAATCACTGGAACGCTTGCTGTTTCAGATGGTGGCACTGGAGCGACTGACGCCTCTGCAGCTCGCACCAATCTTGGTCTAGCTATTGGCCATAATGTTCAGGCTTATGACGCAGACCTGGCAACACTTGCTGGAATGCAGCACGGAGCACCAACGGCTCTGGCAGCACTGACTGCAACTGAGGTTGGAATCCTTGATGGAGCCACAGTAACTACTGCTGAGCTCAACATCCTTGACGGCGTCACTTCTACGACAGCTGAACTTAATCTTTTGGATGGCGTTACTGCCACAACTGCTGAGCTCAATCTTTTAGACGGCGGCACTTCTGCGACATCAACCACGTTAGCGGCGGCGGACCGAGTCGTTGTCAACGACGCTGGAACGATGAAGCAAGTAGCTCTTAGCGACTTGGTGACATTCTTTGAGAATGGAACCGCTTCCAATTTTGACATTGACGGTGGCACCTTCTGATGGCAAACACGATCAAGCAAAAAAGAGGCACTACTAATCCTGGTGCCTCAGATCTTGTCGTAGGCGAACTTGCCATCAACACCACTGATGGCGGGGTCTTTACGAAAACTGACGGTGGAACCGTTGTTGAAGTCGGAAGTGGAGGCGGCGGCAGTTCTTTATCAATTCAGGATGAAGGCACCGCGTTGTCCACCGCAGCAACTACGCTAAATTTTACAGGTGGAGCGGTTACTGCTACTGGCAGTGGCGCAACAAAAACTATTGACATTCGGGGAGGTACAAATCAAGCTGATTTTGGCCTTGTCACTGAAGCCGTCAATTCTACTGTTGACTACGGAGTCCTTTAATGTCAGTTCAGGTTCAACTACGAAGAGGCACGTCGGCCGAGAATGACGCTTTCACTGGGGCAGCAGGAGAGCTTTCGTACGACGAAACTAACAACAATCTTCGTGTTCACGACGGAAGCACTGCAGGTGGTCACGCTTTAGTGACAGGTAACAACGCAGTTACGATTCAAGAAGAAGGAACCACTCTTGGCTCTAACGCAACGATTCTGAATTTTGTGGGAGCAAATATCACTGTTACGGGTACTGGCTCAACTAAAACTATTACGCTCGCTGGGGCATCTGGAACGTTTGCAAATTTCGCTGAAGGTTTCAACGCTTACTCGTCTGCAACGTCTCTTGCACTGGACAACGCTAGTTACAGCATGGTGACTATAACCGCCAGTGGCAATTTTACTTTTACAGATTCATTGACTTCTGGCGAGTCAATTTTGGTCAGCTACAATCCGGCAAGTTATACGACTACATACCCCACGATGACTTGGGTTGACGGCAGTGTGCCGAGTTTGACGGCGAGTGATGATAATTTGATTCAATTCTGGAAGTTTGGCACCACTCTTTACGGTGGTCTTATCGGGACACTCTAATGCTGGCTTTTTTGGATTCAGAAACTGGAGAAATCACCCAGTACCCAGTCAAGGTCAACGATGTCAAGCGTCGTTTCCCCA